TAACCCACAAAGAGCAAATGCCAGATAGGGACGGTTTACCATTTTAGTAATTAGGGGGGTGGTCAGATAAATAACTTGGGGTTATACCACTCCCTTTTTTATTTTGGATAGTTAATAGCTATCCTTTTTTTTTCTATATTACTAATCTTTAAACTTAACGATATGTTTGTCGACTTCAATAAACAAATAGAAACAATACACAAAATTAGGACTGGTGAGATTAAAACTGGTCTTAAGTTAGGTATTTCTGAGTTAGATACTCATTTTGTTTTAAAACCCTCTGACCTTAATTTATTCCTAGGCCACGCTAATGTAGGTAAGACTTCGCTAGTATTGTTTATGATGCTATGCTACTCAGTCAGACATAACTCTAAATGGTTAATCTACAGCTCAGAGAATGAGCCTTACGAATTAATTAGAAAACTACTAGAGTATTTAATAGAAGAGCCTATTAATAAAATAATACCTAATGACTTTAATAACGGAATAGCTTTTATAAAAGAACACTTTAAATTTATATCTAACGAGAGACTTTATACATACAAAGAATTAATAGACGTAGCTGAAAAGGCTAAGATAGGATTTAAGTATGACGGGTTTCTAATAGACCCTTACAATAGTCTAGCTAAAGATAGAGAGACGTCTAAGGCTTTAGGTATGCACGAATACGACTACGAGGTCCTAAGCCAGTTTAGAATGTTTTGCCAGCGTAATAAAGTTTCGCTATGGCTATGCGCCCACGCTAACACTGAAGCGCTTAGAAGAGTTTATAAGTCGCCTCACGAGTACCAAGGTTATCCTATGGTTTGTGAGTCTAGCTCTATAGAGGGTGGTGGTAAGTTTGTAAATAGATGTGATTCCTTTGCTGTAGTACACAGATTTATTCAGCACCCTACAGAGTTTATGTATTCCTTTTTACATATTAAAAAGATTAAGTCCATAGAGACTGGCGGGCGTTGTACTAGTCTAGACGCACCCGTAAAGATGCGAGCGCTTATTAACAACGTTGGTTATTCTATTAACAACGAAAGTATAGTCAAAATTCTTAAACGAGCCAACGCTCCCTTTTAGTATAGCATAATTTTTGTAGCTTGTAGGAGTGGACATTTTAGAACTCTTATATAAAAAACACAATAATTGGTTACAAATTACCGAATCTTTAGGCGTCAATCCTGACACTGCCAAAGACATAGTCTCGGAGCTTTACTTTAAAATCAAATTACATTTAGAAGAGAATAAGGACCAGTCCATAATGTATAACAACGATGAGGTTAACTACTACTTTATCTATGTTACCATTCGGAATCTGGTCTTTGACTTAAAGCGTAGGGAAAGGAATGTCAAGTTTGTTAGCTTAGATACTAGAGAGGACCTATCCGAAGACGTAGAATATAAAGAATGGTATAACGAGCAGTATAATGACACTGACGAATACTTAAAGCATAAAGTTATATGTGACTGGTACGAAAACGATAACTACCTACAAATGCTAGAAGACGCCAACTTGCTAGACAACTTTAGCCAGGACAAAATGAAAGTCTATTATATGCGTAGAATATTTAAAGAGGTATTTTTAGATAACACTAAGGTTAGTGTATTGTCCAGGAATACTAACATAACTTATTGGAGTCTTAGAAATACTATAAAAAACATTAAGAAACAAATAAAAGAAGACTATGAATTTAGGCGACATATTAGAGACGATTTTTAAAAAGACTGGTATTAAGTGGTTAGTCGAAAAAATAGTAATAGACATACTAGGCTATAAGTCTTGCGGTTGCGAGCGTAGAAAAAAAGCCTTAAACGATATAAGAATATTTAGAACTGAGCAAGATGAAATTAAATAAAAAAGACTATAACTACTGGACTAAGTTTAGAGAGGCAAAAAAGTCTACAATTACCGCAGCCGAGTTAAAAAAAATATCCGAGCTTCATTCGGAATACTTTAAGCATAAATTTGTATTGCCCTGTAGTTGTAATCCAAAACAAATACAAAGCTGGGTTAATGATATAAACACTTTATATATAGAGTCATAATGGATATAGAAAAAACTACTAAGTGGGAAAAGGCCGTAGTACAAATACTAAATCTAGACGGTTGGAATTTAAAGCATATAGGCGGTACGAGTAGATATGACGCTAAGGGTTTAACACCCAAAGGTTTTGCAGCGGTAATCGAAATGAAGTTTAGAAATAAGTACTACGAGAATAAAATGATAGAAAAAAAGAAATACGATGCGCTTATGAGTTTAGATAGCGAAGTTGTAAAGCTTTATTTTGTCGCAGACCCAAAAGGTAATTACTTATACTGGCTAAACAATATATCAATGCCGCCTGTAGAAATTGTATTGGCTGGTAAAACTACTTACTGGGGTGGTGATAAAGAATCTAAAGAAGTTTACTATTTACCAGAGTCTAAAGCTTCGATTGTCTCAGTAAATGAAATAGACCCTATGCCTGGACCTTGGACCGAATACTTCAATAATAGAAAAAAATCTAAATAACCTAGCTGAGTTATTAACAATTTGTCGTATATTGTGTATATATAAAACTTATACAATATAGTATGGACATTCTTGAGTCATTGAAAAGCAATATTTTAGACGTTGAAGAAATGAGTTATATAAATAACTTTAGGTTTCTATCGACTACTCTATTGGCTTGGCAGAAAAAATCAGAAAACAAAAACATTACCGATAAAGCCAGGACAGAATTAGAATGTTCACTTAAGGCTATGTCTCACATTGGCGTTTACGTACTAAGTATGCAGCATAGACAACGAGAGTTTAATGTCCAGTTAAATGAATTTCGTAAAGCTGCAATGATTTCAGATGATAAACTTAAAAAACATTTAGATAATGAGCGACAGGAAAAAATATAATTACGTAGGGTGTTTCGTTTCTTTAATTGGAATAATAATAACTTTAATAATAGCTAGATTTTATGAATGAATACGATATTGAATACTGGGTACTTACAGACGATGGTTACGACAACCGATATATAATGGTCCAGGCTAAAGACGAAACAGACGCAATACTAACCGCAAAGTCTATAACTAGATTGGCTAAAGGACATAAGATATATGAAGGATAAGATTAAACTACTAGACGGTAACTATTACGATAAAAAGGAATTGCTAGAAAAAATGGTAGACGATGAGTTTTACTATGGTGAGTTAAACAAACTAGCCCTTAGCAGCTCTAGTCTAAAGCTTATGTTAGATAGCCCAAAGACTTATTACTATATAACTAAGTACGGACAAAAGTCTAGCAGTCCAGCTTTAACAGCGGGCCATTTATTTCACCTAGCAATACTAGAACCAGAAAAATACGATGAGTTAAGATTCGTAGACGTACAAAGTAAAAACACTAAAAAGTTTAAAGAGGCTAAAGAAGAGTACGGCGAAGTATATACAGCCAAAGAGCAAAGCGATAACAATAGGCTTATAGACGCCTTTTATAAAAACCATCAAGCTGTCGAGTTATTAAATGATAGTAAAACTGAAGTGTGTGGTATTGTCGATATATACGGTAAGCCGTTTCGAGCTAAGGCAGACGTACTAAAAAACAAAGGTGGCATAGTAGACCTTAAGACTACAGTAGACGTTCAGAACTTTAACAAGTCAGCATTTAGATATAAGTATCATTTACAAGTCGCTATATATTGCGAGGCGTTTAATTGTAGTTATAAAGATTTTACGTTTCTTTGTATAGACAAGGCTAATCTAGATATAGGAATCTGGAACGTTAGCAGAGAGTTTTACGAGTACGGTTGTAAAGAGTTAAAAAAAGGAATTGATTTATACGACACCTACATACGAGAGGACTTCGACATAAACGATTACACAATACAAGGGACACTATGAATCTAGTACACTCAATAGTAATAACGTTTTCTTTTGGCTTGTCCGTCTATATAATATATAATCACTTTAACGAATAATATGCAAAAAGAATCAAAGGCATATAGAACAGTCGAACATTTAGTAAGAGGGCAGATAAGCAAATCATTATTAAAAAGTTCTAATTTAGATTATGTATTTACTAATTATAGTAGAACTTTAAATAAAAGATTAGGGTTGCATAAACTTAATAAAAAGCAAGAATATAAAAAGAAATGAAAGCAAAGAAACTAA